CCTCAGAGGTGTGTGATGAGCTGGAGAGAAGGTACTGGCGCCAGAAAAGCCAGGTTACGGTTTTCCCTGACCCGGCCGGCGCATATCGACAGCACGCTCGCGGTGAGTCTGATGTGGACATCTTCAAGGAGAAGGGGTTCATGCGAGTGGATCACCCGAAGAAGCACCCGCCAATCGCTGACCGTGTTAACGCCGTGAACCGTCTGCTTCTGACCGCTTCAGGCGATGTTCGTCTATACATAGACCCGAAGTGCAAGCACCTGATTGAATCGCTTGAGAAGGTGATTTATAAGCCTGGCGGCCGAGACATTGATAAAACAGGTAACGTCGAGCACAGTGCCGATGCCTTGGGTTATCCAATTCACCGTCGCTTCCCGGTTAAAACTCGTGTTATTCTTGGCGGATCAAGATAAGTAAGTATTTACTAACATAGGAATATGACAAATGGAATTGTCGAACAAAATGATTCAGGATCTGGTGAATCGCCGCCATCCTGATTATGAGCTACGAAAAGCTCATTGGGACTTTATCGCAGCCACCTACGCCGGTGGCCGCACTTGGTTTAAAGATAACATCTTCCGCTACTTTAAGGAGGGTGATGCCGAGTTCAAGGAGCGTCTGGAACGCGCTTACCGGTTTAACCATACCCGCGAAGTCGTGAATCTGATTAATAAATATCTGTTCAAAGAGGACATTCAGCGCTGCGAGGATGATGCCCCGCCGTCAGTGAAGGAGTTCTGGAAGCGAGCAACCCGTCAGAATATGAACATTGATGATTTTATGGTTGAAGTAGACCTCCAGTCTTCAATTTATGGCCGTATCTGGGTGGTTGTTGATAGCACCGTATCGGGCGACATCGAGTCGAAAGAAGACCAGAAAAAGTCTGATGGCCGTGCCTATGCATATTGGGTTTCACCTCAGCAGATGCTGGACTGTGCTTGGGATGAAGAGGGGAATCTGAGTTGGATTCTGATCTGCGAAGTGAGCCGCGACGACGCTGACCCCTTCACCTCATCGGGTAAAGAGTTTCTGCGTTACCGTCTATGGACGAAAGACCACTGGTATCTTTTCCGCGAAGATCGCAAGGGGCAGCGGTCAGGTAGTAGAACGAAAGTTGTTTTGGAAGATACTGGAGAGCACGGTCTCGGCATGGTTCCTGTCTTCCCTGTTGACTGTATGGGTCAGAGCGAATCGCCGTACTTCAGTCCATCACTGATTGACGATATTGCCTATCTCGACCGGGCTGTTGCCAACTATCTGTCTAACCTTGATGCCATCATTCAGGATCAGACATTCTCACAGCTGGCCATCCCGGTTCAGTCTCTTCTGCCTGGTGATGAGAATCACAAAAAAGTGCTGGAGTTTGGCACGAAGCGCGTTTTCACCTATGACGGTGAAAATGGCGCCCAGCCTTTCTATCTGTCGCCAGACCCAAAACAGGCGAGCATGATCATTTCGACCGTCCAGCAGATCATCAACGAGATTTATCACTCTGTTGGTGTTGCCGGGGAGCGCACGAAGCAGGACAACGCAAAGGGTATCGACAACTCCAGCGGCGCAGCCAAACTGTATGACTTCCAGCGAGTAAATAGTCTACTCATCAATAAATCGAGTCGCCTGCAGCGAGCCGAAGAAATGTTGATGACGTTGGTAACTGCATGGATGGGTGAGAAGATGCCAGAGAGCGAAGAATTGGTCACGTACCCGGAGAGTTTCGACATCCGTGGACTGGTTGATGAATTCGAAGTCGCGAGCAACCTGAAAGATCTGGAAGCGCCAGATTCTGTCCGTCGTTATCAGATGGAAATCCTTATCGATAAAATCTTCCCGAATCTTTCCAAAGACAAAATGAAGGATATTGAGAAAGATTTATTGCAATTTCCTCCAAAAAATGACGCCTTGGCCCTTGAAAGTAAGTTAGCACTTACTTATGATAAAGATACGGCCCGAGAAAATGGGCAAGAAAAATCCCAAGGAACCGGGAAACCATCACCCAAGAAACCGGGTAATGACGAATAAAAGGATTTACGAATGAAATTATGGCAGTGGATGCAGCTGACCAATACCCATCGCGGGTATATGGATGTTGCAGGTAAAGAAGAGTTAGGTGGCGGCGGTGGCGAAGCATCTGTCGAAGACAAGAGCGCCGCACCGGAAGACAAAGGCGATAAGAGCGAAACTACAGCTGACGATCTGGAAGGTCTGAGCGCTGAAGAGCTGATCGCTAAGGTTCGTGAAGAGCGTAAAAACGCCGCGTCTCTGCTGAAAGAGAGCATGAAGCGCAAGAGTAACGAGCAAACTCTGAAAGAAAAACTGGCTAAGTACGGCGATATCGCACCGGAGCGTGCGCTTGAGCTGGTTCAAGCCGAGTCCGCTGCTCAAAAAGCTCGCGAAGACGCTGAGCGTCAGGAGCTTGAGCGCCGCGGTGAATTTGACGCTGTGAAAAAGCAGATGATCGAAGCACACGGAAAAGACCTGGAAGGTCGCGACGCTCGTATTGCTGAACTCGAAGCTGAAATCGCAGGTATGAAGAACAAGTTGGTTGAGAAAACCATCGGTACTTCGTTTGGGGAGTCCCCATTCCTGCGTGAAAAAGTCCTGATGACTCCGGCAAAAGCCCGCGTTATCTACGGCTCTCACTTCGAAATTGGCGAAGACGGTCAGGTAGTTGGTTACGACAAACCAGCTGGCGCGAAAGATCGTGCGGTTCTGGTTGATGGTCAAGGCAACCCGCTGGCATTTGAGAGTGCGATTGAACGCATTCTGCGTGCTGACCCGGAGGCTGATGCTCTGTTGCGCAGTGAAGCGAAACAGGGTGCTCATTCCAAAACCACCACCAAACCGAAACTGAATACCGAAACCAAAAAGTCGACACTGGATAAGTTGACCGCCGGCATCGGTAAATTGAACAAGTAACAAACATCTTAATCATAAGGAAATGAAAGATGCCTTTACTGCGTGAAGAAGCTGAAAAGCTGAGTAATAACGAACTGGAGCAGGGCGTAATCGAGACGATTATCGACCGTGATGACCTGTTCGCAATCCTGCCGTTCTTCAAAGTGAACAGCAAAGCGTACCTGTATAACCGCGAAGCGACTCTGTCCGAAGCCGGTTTCATCGACGTGAACGAAGTTATCCCGGAAGGCGCGGCGACCTTCACCGAGCATACCGCTAAACTGCGTATTATGGCCGGCGATGTGGACGTTGATAAATTCCTGGCTACCACCATGGATGACACTAACAGCCAGCTGGCAATTCAGATCCGCGCGAAAGTTAAAGGTCTGGCTCGCGCATTCCGCCGCAATCTGATCCAGGGTGATGAAACCGTCAACCCGAAATCCTTTAACGGCATTGCTAAGCTGATGGCTGCTGACCAGCACATCGCGGCTAACGCTTCCATGACCTTCTCCATGCTGGACGAACTCGTCGATGCTGTGAAAGATCTGGGCGCTGACTGCCTGATGGTTCGTTCCGAGCACCTGCGTGCTTACCGTGCGCTGCTGCGTACCGTGAACGCCGGCCCGAGTGAAATCATGGTCGAAAACTTCGGTCGTCCGATGCTGACCCACAACGGCATTCCGTTCATCGTGAACGACTTTATCCCGGTTACTGACGGCGCGGCTCCGATTTACTGCCTGCACATGTCCGAAGAGAACGGCCTGTCCGGTATCTACGGCGGTGACAATGCCGGTATCGTTGTCGAGTCCATCGGCACCGTTCAGGATAAAGACGCAACCCGTACCCGTGTTAAGTGGTACACCGGTCTGGTTAACAAGCATGACAAAGCCATTGCAGCTCTGGGCGGCGTTAAGATTTAATCAGATAAGTAAGCAAACACTTACTTAGTCAATGGGTGGGCTTGCGCCCGCCCTTTTTTTTTGAGGGAAGGATATGCCTGAGCAAAAAATGGAAATCACGGACGAGCAGTTCGCTAATTTCACCGGAACGATGTTTAACACGTCGTTTACCAAATCAGTGTCTGACGCGCCGATGACCGAATATCGCCAGAATCGCCTGACTGCATGTTTCAAGTCTAAGCCACACGCCGATACAGCCGCTGTCATTCACGTCCAGAGCGTAACGGTTGCCCCGAAGACGGCGACTGTGCTGGTGGGTGATACGGTTCAGTTGGGAGGCTCTATTAAGCCTGATGACGCCACCGACCGCTCTTACCATTGGGTTACTGAAGATTCCGGCATTGCGACCGTCGATGTGTCTGGCCTGGTGACGGGTATCGCTGAAGGCAGTGTGAAGATTCGTCTGGTAGCCAATGACGGCTCTGTATTCGGCGAAGCGGCTATCACCGTAAACAATCCAGAGACAGTCCAAGTTTAACCAAAAGGGCGTCATATGGCGCCCACATTCAGGGATAGAAAATGAAAAGTGCAAAAGTGAAGTTGCTGGAATCGACCTTTAAGGGATACACCGGTCTGCTTTGTGGCGTTCAGTTCGAAGATGGTGTTTCTGTCGAAGAGCTACCGTTTGTGGATCAGCAGCGTATCTGCGCGTCGATGCGTGCGGAAACCGTTGATGGCCGCAATGTTTCGGCAGCTGGCGCTTATAGCGAGCGATACTCCGTTAATGCTGAGGCCGTTAAGGAATATGCCGCAGAGCCAGTGACCAATCTCGTTCGCGGTACTGTCGAGCCTGGTGTTCAGATCTACACGCGTGAAGAGCTTGAGGCTGTCGCTGATAGTGAAGGGATCGCGGGTCTGCGTTTGATTGGTGGGGTAATGGGCGTGAAGGCCAAAGGCATCGTAGAGATGATTGACGGCATTCTGAAAGCACAAGGCGGCGTGTAATGGAGCAGCTTGGCGTTTATAAAGACGGGGATGATGTCACGTTACGCTTTTCTCTCGATGTGATGAGCGCTACCTCAGCCAGTTACTCTGTGAAAGACGCCAGCGGAAATATCGTCACGTCCGGCGTCGATGTCCCTGTCTCTGATGGGCAGATGTTCGTCACTGTCACTGTCCCTGGGGCGATTAACGCTCTGGGTGAGCGTGAACGCGATTTGCGACGCGTTACGCTGTCAGTTGATGCAGGTGGCGCTTTCATTACCAAAGAGCAGCAGTACATCGTTTTACGCAGTTTTGAGCTGTCTGTCCCGAAGCAGTCGTTTATCTCCATTGGCGAAGCGCAGCTGCAGGCGATCGACATGCTTAACGGCGGAAGTTTGCTAACCGGTGGCGAAGGGGACTTGCGACGCCAGCTGATAGAGGCGACGAAGCGCATTAAGTCGATGTCGTTTTCAATTCGTCGGATCTACGGCATGGATTGGGATGACTATGATCGCCCTCAGAATATGCTTCAGACGTCGACTCTGCCTTTCCGCTGGGCTGGTCAGTACACCTCCGACATTGTTGATTGGGATAAGCTGACCGACGATGACTTTATGGAGTTTCCAGAAGCTTTTCGGAACGCACTTGCTCTGGCCGTTGTGAATGAAGCCAGTGAGATTGCCGGCGGCAGTGATATTCAGCGTGCGCGTGAGGATGGGATCGTCTCTGAGTCGATTGGTGAAACGACCATGGCTTACCGCCAGGGTAAAGGCGCTGTCTCTATTGTCGCCAAAACGACGTGGAGAATGTTGCTGAAGTACATGGATAACCGCGTCATCGTTCGCAGACAGTAAGGCGGGTCAAATGGATATTGCCTGGCAGGTTGAGGGTGCTCTGTACAAGAAGGGTGGTATGGACTTGTACGGAGAGGCGAAATACGAGTTCGCTGCTCAGATAAAGATGGGCGTAGTTTCGTTCGTTGACAGTATCGATAAAACGTCTGTTCGTGCTGATAGTTCCGCAAGCCGTGGCAAGGCGGAGATTGCGCTGTTTGATGCGGTCTTTATCGTGCCATTGTCGGCGCCGATCGCCAAAGAGGATGTGCTTATCGTTAACGGCAAAAAAATGCGAGTCGAAAGCATCCACCAGCGATGGGGGTTGCGCGGCCGTCCGGGGCATTATGAAGTCGGGGCGAATATATGGGTTTAAACATCAACACGCTGAATCTGAAGAAGGCCCAGAGTCGTCTCAGTAACAGCCAGAAAGCCTATAAACGCGTACTTGTTTCTGAAATGGCAAAGCTGGCTAATGTCGCTCAGAGAATGGCAAGAGCAATGGCCCCGATGGAAACTGGATCTCTTGAAAGTGCCATTTTTGCTCGCGTGGTGAAGACTGGTTACGACAGCTTGCACATCGAAATGAAGGTTGATGAAAGCCGACCAAGACAGAGCAGTGGGGCGGTGAAGGTTAAACCCGGCACTACAGTTGGTGATTATGCGATCTATATGGAAAAGCACAAATACAGCCTCGGTGCCGGTTCTATTCTGAAGCAGATGACACAGGGGCCGGTAGATACTCGACGGGTTAACGTCGGGCGTCGGTACATGGAAAGAGCCGTCGAATACATTCGAAAGCGGTTTCCTGAAATAGTAGAAAACTCAGCCAGGAAAGCAGGGTTTATAAGGAGACGATGATGTTTGTAGAGGGTCTGGCTTTATATTTGGCGAAGATGGGGGTTGGCAAAGTCGGCTCCACTATTTTTGCTGATGCAATGCCACAAGATGCCAAAAGCGCCGTGATGGTGACTTCACCAACCAGCGGCATTGAAGTCGATCATGAACTTGCCGGCTTCTATATGGACTCAGTGCTGATTGTTGTGCGTGATATTTCTCTATCAGCCGCACAGAGGAAAATGCAGGTGATAAATGATTTGTTTCCTGTCGACAATGTCACGTCAAAGAGTGTTTTTTTTAGGATGCTTCGACCCATGACACTCCCGATTGTGTATCCCCGAAATGATGGTGCTCTGTTCGAGATTGGGCTTCCTGTGGAATTTGCCGGGTATATGTTGTAACTTTCAGGCCGCTTTGCGCGGCCTTTAATTTTTGTTGTCTGGCCGTTCGAACTAATTGAGTATAAAGAAAAATAAATGGAGTGGTTTTAATGAAAAAAACATTCATCGCATTAACACTTTCAGTGACCTTTCTTGTCACCGGTTGCGGCGAAGACAAAATGAAGGATGAGGCTGTTGAGTTTACGAAAGAAGCGATACTGAAGAAGCTGGCAGACCCGGAGTCGGCGTCCTTTTCTGATATCAAGTTCGTCAACACTAACGCTGAGAAAACGCTCCCTATCGGCGAATATATTGTTTGCGGAAAAGTGAAGGGCAAAGATGCTCATGGAGAGGATTTTGAAACCGAGTTTTCTTCGGATTTGATGCTTGAAGTGTCAAAGTTTAATGACGAAAAAAAGGACTTTATGATCGAAGTTTTGCCTCGGTATAACTTTGACACCGGGATCATTGACCGCAGATACTATGATTATGAAATAGCCTGCTCAAAGGGTGTTGAAGCCTTCAACAAGAATCGTGAAGAAAAGTCCTCATCCAAGTAAATCCTCGTGGGGGAGAGATACCCCCACATCAAAAAGTCTAAGTTGAATTCAAACTCCATCTCGATGTTGTAATATTGAAGTTAGTAAGTATATACTTACTTCCTGTCAAGATGACAAAGCAACGGTAAAAGGAGTTTACCAACAATGGCTAATACCCATGTAAAAAACATCAAATTAGGTGCGTGTGCGGTTTCATTCGCTGGCACCGATCTCGGTTACACCAAGGGCGGCGTAGAGGTAGAAGTCTCTACTGAAACTCTGAAAGTGACCGTAGACCAGCTGGGGCAAACCACGATCTCTGAGTTGATTCAGGGTCGTAACATCAAAGTAACCGTGCCACTGGCAGAAAGCGTGCTGGCGAACATGGTTAATCTGATGCCTGGCTCCACCATGTCCACCGACACCAAAACTCTGAGCATCAAATCAGCACAGGGTGTAAACCTGGTTGACGTAGCGCAGCAGCTGATCCTGACCCCGCAGGACGGCACCGACTTCATTCTGACTCTGCCGAAGGCCGCTACTGGCGGTAACTTCACCATGGCGTATAAGTCTGATGACGTTCGTGTGTTCTCTGTGGAGTTCAATGCGTACCCAGATGATACCGGCGTTTTGGGAACTCTTTCTGCCCCAAAGTAGCAGTGACGGGCGTGACCGTCGCGCCGACTTCAGTATCGGTCAAAGTGGGTGCAACAGCTGCGCTGACTAAGACGATTGCCCCGTCAAACGCAGATGAGCAAGGTGGGACATGGACTTCGAGCAACCCAGCTATCGCAACCGTCGACGCCAATGGCGTTGTGAGGGGTGTAGCGACAGGTAGTGCGAAGATTACGTTTACCACTAAGGACGGCTCAATTGTGTCTTCACAAGTGACCGTAACCGTAACCGCTGCTTCTTAATAGCAGTCTGTAAGAGGGTTCAGGAGAACCCTCTGTTTAAAAGGATTTTTGAAATGACTAAGTTACTGGATCTGGATTCCATTCTTCCGCCGAAAAAAGAAATCAAAGTGGCTGGAAAAACCTATGCCGTCGCGGAAATGACTGTCGGTCTGTTCGCCAAAGTAAAAGCCTTTGAAGGCAAAGACATCGAAGCTATGTCAATGCTGGATCAGGTTGAAGCTTATGCCGAACTGGTGGCCGAAGTCATTCCTGACGTACCAAAGGAAGTGATTAATCGTCTGAGCATCCCGCAGCTGCAGCAGATCTTTTCTTTCGCCATGGAACAGGCAGAGGAAGAGAACGAAGCCGCGGCCGGAGAAGACGTAAAGTAATTTCCCGCGAAGAGGAATCCGGCGTCGTCACTGTCTCGATAGACTTCGGATTCTATTTCAGCCGAGTTATTGCTTATTACGCCATTCCGCCGCGAGAGATTCTAAAGCTGCCGCTGGCAACCTTCTGGATGCTTAGTCGCAACATAGACCGCCTAAAAGCCGAGGATGACCTGAGAGTATTCCAGGTGTCACGGCTTTCTCAGGCGGGGGCGGAAGACGCTACGGCGTTTATGGAGGGTTTGCAATACCGGATAGGAAGACCAGTCGTAACCGATAAAGTCTACGATCCATCGAAAGCAAAAGCAGACCCTGACGCCAAAGAGCAATTAATGGAAATCTTTGGAAAAATAGGATAAGGGAATGTCCGATATTGTAGATTTTAAATTGACGCTGAATGACAAGGAGTTTTCAGCGTCAATTAAAAACGCGGGAAAATTATTAGAGACATTCGGTAAAACGGCCTCTAATAACTCCAAAAAAATGTCCTCTCTTGAACGGTCTGTCGTCGCCACAGGCCGTTCATTTTCAGTTCTAAGCGTCTCTCTCGGCAAAGGCGCGAACAAGATGGAGGATTTTGCGGCCGGCACTGAGCTGGCTGGCCAAAGTCTTCGCGTCATCCGTGAGAACATCGCAGCTATCAACCGAAGCCTGAGTGTGTTCTCTGGTCGAGTAGACCAGGTGAGTACAAAGTTAGGCTCTCTCACCAATTCTCTGAAGAAAGCACAATCCGAGTTAATGGACTTTGCTGACTTCGCTGATCACGCAGGTCGCTCAGCAAAAGGGTTCTCTTCAGATGCTGCTGGTATGGGTAACACCACCACATCGCTTAATCGTCGCTTATCGAATACCACCAAAATTCTTGATCGGTGGAAAGGCACGACAGACAAAGCCGCAGATGGCCTCAAAAACGTCAGAGAACGGATGGATGATGTTATCCGAGGGCAATCCCGTCTAAACGGAAGAATCCTCGGCGGCGGCGGTGTAGGCGGTGGAAATGCCGGTGGCTCCGGGCGCAGCAGTGGCTCTGGGCGCAGCAGTGGCTCTGGCGGCGGTCATGACAGAGGCATGTTTAGTGGCCTTCGTGGAAACATTTTCATGCTGGGCGAAGTTGGGGATGCCGCTCGTCTGGTTACAGATGTTCTCTTCTCTTGGCAAAAGCCGATCATTGAAGCCGCTGCAGAAATGCAGAAGATGGAGATCCTTCTTCAAGGTCTGAACAAGAACGCAGCCAACCCGAAAGCGTCAGCCGCTAATGAAATGCAATTCATCATCGATACAGCCAGGTCTGCGCCGTTCGCGATGAGAGAATTGACGGACTCGTTCGTCAAATTCAAATCTGCAGGGCTTGACCCGCTCGATGGGTCATGGAAGACGCTTATCGATTCCGTCGCAAGATTCGGTGGAAACAGTGAGCTGCTGAACCGAGCTGTCGTTGCCATTCAGCAAATGTCCGGTAAGGGCGTTATCTCGATGGAAGAGCTTCGTCAGCAATTAGGTGAGGCTGTGCCAACGGCAATGCAGGCAATGGCCGATGCTGCTGGTGTGACAATGTCACAGCTGACCAAGCAGATCTCGACAGGCACAGTGTCTGCGAAAGAGGGCTTGCGTCTGCTGTTTATCGGTCTTGATGCCCAGAACCGCGGCGCTGCGAAAAGCCTTATGCAAGCCTATACCGGCGCATTGGCTCAGATGCAGACATCTTTCACTCTGTTCGCTAAAAAGGTGGGTGATGCCGGTTATCTGACATCAATCACTAATGCTCTAAAAGAAGCGTCGTCATTCTTTAACAGCGCGAGCGGAAGCCAGCTCGCAATGGGGCTGGGGAGTGGTCTGAGTTCGGTAGTCGATAGCCTTATTTCAATGGCTAAATGGGCAACCGTAAACCAAACACTGCTGATTGAGATTGGTAAAGCGATTGCCGCATTTGTCGGCTTCAAGCTGCTTCGATCCTCAATTTTGGGCGTCGTCACGGCCGGTAGTCAGATGGGGTCGGTTCTGGGTAGCGCTGTGCGAGCGACACAGGCACCGTTTGATCTGTTATCTACAGCGGTGACTCGTTTTGGTCGTGCTTCTCGACTCGGTTTAGGGACTGCCCCGTCTCTTCTGTTTGCCATTAGAGGCGGAATTACGGCGGTCAAGACGGCGTTCTCTGGTCTGACGGCGATCATCGTTGCAAACCCGATTGGCGCAGCTCTGACCGCCGTTGCGGTTGCCGTCTCCGGCATTATCTATGTCATGTCGCTACTGAAGGACAAGACAGCGGAAACCGTCGAAGAGATCCGCAAAATCCCACAGGCAATGAACGCCGCCAGTCGTGCCAAAATTGTCGCGGAGATCAAAGACAGAGAGCAAAAACTTCAAGGGAAAGAAGACACTCTAAAAAGCATCGAGTCGGGCAAAACGTCGCCTACCGCTTTAGGGGTCGATGTATCGTCGCTCCGCAAAGAGATTGAGTCGGATAAGGCTACACTCTCCCGATACAAAGAAACTGTCGGCATGGGGGATGTCGCGCAGAAAAGACAGTTGGCGACTGATGTTGTCAATAATCGTCTGCAAAACATAGAAAACACCCTCAATAAAAACATGGCGGTGTACTCGTCAGGTGATATGGCGAAGAACAGCCAGCAACGCATCACCATCGAGTCAAACAACAAGCTGTCTCGGGAAGAGAAAAACGCTCAAATTAGGGAGATTAACGAAAAGGACAGGAATGCTCAGACGGCGATCTATCAGCAGGCCGCTGGCGAAATGCAGACTGTCGTATCGAATCTCGGGAAGGAAGTTACTAACCTCGTAGAAGGGCTGAAAAATCCAAAACTGACCGAGTCAGAACGCAGTTTGATGCAGGCGCAGCTGTCAGGCCAATCAGAGGCGTGGAAAATCGCAAAAGAGCGGTTCGAGCAGATGGATAGCCTGGCTAAGAG